GTTGTCAAATAACTTTCTCTTTGGGCAAATGACGTCAAATCCATCTCGTCCACTGGTGGAAAACCAGTGACACGTGGATCGACAGTCACTTCTTGTTTGGGATCAAATGTCAGCTTCTGCCCAGTATCTGACATTGCTCCAGTTGCCATATTTCCCATATACGTGGGCACCATGCGAGTTGGCTCAACTACGTCCTGAGGACGACAGTATCCTAGCGTTCTCGCAACGGCAGCAAATCCTCCCGCAATAGTGGAGGATATTCTCATATAGGGACCAATGATGGGCACTTTTGATAAAGCACCAGATGCATTGGCGACAGCTGAAGCGATCGTGGAAACCGGTTTCTTCGCGTACTCGTCTTCTCCTGCCTGAGGAACCAAACCATCCATAGGAGTGAGGGTTGGAGCAAATAGCTCCAAATCTGTCATCCAAGCATAGATAATTAGCCTTAGGGGTGGACATGCAGGGTCATTCGCGTGTTGTAGAGTATTCAATGAATCTATATACAAACGACCTAGATTGTCATACGAGTCTACGGCACCTGCCTCATCTAGTCTAGCACCATTATATTGGCAGATAAATGGACAAACTATTTCACCACCAGTAGATCCAGAAGCACACAAATAAATGTGTTGCATCTGGGAAATGGACATTTTGTCAGTGTCCGATAATCCTTGTGGTTTATAACGCGTGTATTGCGTCGCTAAAGGTAAATAACCTACAGCAAGTTTTCCATAGTAGAATCCGTTTCCATTGAGCAAGATCTTGAGGTGCAATTTCCCTCGAAATCTTGTGTAATTTGATATACGATTTGCAACATTCGGCTGGGTCATAAATAATTGCCACGGTTTTATGCTTTCGAATATGTTAGTGTTGTAGTCCCACTGAGTTGTATAGATAACTGTAGGACGAGCCATAAACTGATCCAGCCCCAAAGAGGCATCATCAGCAACACGTACCGTGGGATCGTAGTCAGATTTGTAATCTGAAATGTAACCCGGGGAATAATCTGCAAATTGCATTGTGGCGGAAGTCGATTCATTTGACCCCGCCATTGACATATTTGTAATGTCAGTGTTTTGTTTTATATTTTGATTTGTGGTAGCAAGCTATATTACGCCTAATGGATCGAGTCAGCTCAAACTGGATCCGGCATTCCACAGTATTCGCGATTCCCCTAAATAGGGGGACTCCTTTTGTGGAGCCACTTATCAACGCAGCCTTTCTTGTAAGTCCCTGTGCTATAGACAAACTCATGGTAACCAACGTTGACACCATATTTTGGATTAATGTGCATAATAGGTACGCACAGAGGGACGCGTTTTATGTCATCCCGAGACAATGTGTGGATCTAACTGTAGCGTCCTTTCCACCAGACAATCATATCATCATAT